TGATTGGAGCGTCGTCCGCCCCTGCAGCCCCGACGCTGCAGAGCGCGAGCGTCGCCGAGATCGCGGGAATGTTGGGGTACGGCAAGAGCTAAGCCCATCCCGAAAGCTGAGAGATCATGAGCAACACGACACTTACCGCAGATGTGGTCGCCAGGACCGCACTGGCGATCCTCGAAAACGAACTTGGCGTACTGAAGACGGTCCATCGAGCCTACGAAGACGAGTTCTCGAACACCGTCAACGGCTACAAGGTCGGCGATACGATCAGCATCCGTCGCCCGGCCGATTTCACGGTGCGCACCGGCGCCACGCTGTCGGCGCAGGACGTGATCGAGGGCAAGACCACGCTGACGATCGACCAACAGGTCGGCGTCGACTTCCAGTTCACCAGCTCGGACCTGACGTTGAAGATAACGGACCTGTCCGAACGCGTGATGAAGCCTGCGATGAGCAGCATCATCAACTACATGGCGAACGACGTGTTCTCGACCATGTACAAGCGGCTCTATCATTGGGTAGGCACGCCGGGCCAGACCATAAACAGTTTCGCCGACTTTGCGCTTGGTCCGCAGCGCATGGATACCATGGCCATGCCGATGGATGGCCGCAACGCCGCTCTGTCGCCGGCCGATCACTGGGGTCTGCTCGGGTCTCAAACCGCGCTCTACATCCAGGACGCGGCCAAGGGCGCCTACCGTGAAGGCTCGCTCGGCAAGATCGGCGGCGTCGAGACCCGCATGAGCCAGGTCGTACCTACGCACACGGTCGGCCCGCTCGGCGGCACGCCGCTGGTCAACGGTGGTGCGCAGAACGTCACGTACGACACGGCGAAGAACTCCTGGACGCAATCGCTGATCACCGACGGCTGGACGGCTGCGGCTGCCTCCCGCGTCAAGGAAGGCGATGTGTTCACGATCTACGCGGCTGGCTCGTCGGGCGCGAAGGTGAAATTCGTCAACCCGAAAACGAAGGCGGTGACGGATCAGGATGCGCAGTTCGTCATCACCGCGGACGGCTCGTCTGACGGCTCGGGCAACCTGACGCTGACGATCTCGCCGCCGATCATCACCAGCGGCCCGCACCAGACCGTCAACGTGGCCCCTGCCGACAACGCCGGCATCGTCATCAACGGCACGGCCTCGACCGGCTACCCGCAAAACCTGATGTACCACAAGAACGCGATGGCGTTGGCCGTGGTGCCGATGGAGATGCCGGCGGCGGCCTACGGCGGACACCGCGAGAGCTACAAGGGCCTGTCGGTTCGCGTGATCCCGATCTACGACGGTACCAACGACATTTCGAAATGGCGCCTCGATCTGCTCTATGGCCGGAAGGTCATCGATCCGCGCCTCGGCGTGCGCGTGTCGGGCTCGTAATCATGGCCACCGCGCGCGACATCTGCACTCGGGCTCTGAAGGAACTGATGTTTACGGCGGAGGGGGAAACCCCTTCGGCGGAGGCCATCAGCGACACCCTCGCCGGGCTCAACGAGATGGCCGCGCGGTGGCTTACGCAGGGCATGTTCATTCCGCCGCTGCTCGGGACGCTTCCCGCGGGCATCAACTGGCGCGGCGATTGGGCGACGCTCACACAGTACGCTGTCAACGATGGCGTGCTGCGCTCCGGCAGCGTCTACGTCTGTTCGACGCTGCACACGTCCAGCGAATACGACCGGCCCGGCACGTCGCCGAACTGGTCGTCCTACTGGACAGCCTACCCGATGGTGGAACTTGCGATCGATGACGAGTTCCCGCTTGGGCTCGAGTTCAGGTCGGGCGTCATCGCCATGCTCGCCATGAACATGGCCGCGTCGTTCAACGTCGATCCTGGCCCGCTGACGGCAAAGCGCGCGAGCGACGGAATGACCGCGCTCATAGCTGCCTTCATGCCGATCCGCCCGGTCGCCGTCGACTACGGCTTGACGCGCATGCCCTCGCAAATCTGGCCCTATCAGATCGATCAGATACAGTGACGGTCGTCCCCATTTCCCTCGGCACCGGCAGCAACAGGGCGCGGTTTGATGTTGCGGGCGCGGCTCGGCACATCAACTGCTACGTGGAGCAGAGTGGAGACCAGGCGAAAACGCCGAATTTGATCGTGGCGCACGATGGGCTTGCCAACTTTGCGACGCTGGCGAGCGCTGGTGTGCGCGGGATGATCGAGGTCGGTGCCTATCTCTACGTCGTGTCGGGCCGGCAGGTGTATCGGGTGGACGCGGGCGGCGGCGTGACGACGATTGGCGGCATTCCGACAGATGGGCCGGTCTACATGGCGCGGAATCGGCGCGCTGTCCCGCAAATTGGCATTTTGTCTTCGGGCCTTTTTTACGTAATCGACACGGGTGCCAATACGCTTCAATTGGTGACAGGCGCGACGAGCACGAGCACGCTAACGGACCCCACGCTAACGGACCCGGACCCCACGCTAACGGACCCGTCATTAGGGGCGGCGTCCAGCGCCTGGACCCTGCCGCCGGGATCGTCGCTTACCGTGCTTGACGGGTATGGCATCATTCCAGTGAGCAACGGGCGGTGGTTCACGACCGGTATCGATGATTTTACAACGATCGATCCGCTCGATTTCGGCACGGCGGACAGCAACCCGGATGAGATCGTGCGCGCCGAGACGCGCGAGGGCGAGGTGGTGCTGTTCGGCTCGCGATCGACGGAATGGTGGAAAGACACTGGCAACGTCGATTTTCCGTTTAAGGATGGCCGCGTGGCCATCGCCGAGCTTGGATGCCTCGCCGCCGGTAGCGTCGCGAAGGTGGAGCGCACGCTTGCATGGATTGCGCACGATGGAACCGTGCGGCTAATGGCGGGCTACGATGGGCAGCGCATCTCGACACATGCGGTAGAGCGTGACATTGCGTCTGCCGTGCCGGATCAAATCACGTCTACGTCATGGGCGGCGCGCGGGCACAGTTTCTACCAGATCAGCTCGCCGGATTGGACGTGGTGTTGGAACCGGACCACCAACACCTGGAGCGAGCGGCAGAGCTACGGCAAAAGCCGCTGGCGATGCTCGGTGGTTTCCAATTTCGGCACAAAGTGGATCGCGGGCGATGCCACCCTCGGCAAGCTCTACACGATGAGCCTCGACTATGCCTCTGAGGGCAACGCGCCGCTGATCATGACCGTGCGGACGCCTCCGGTGCATTCGTTCCCGAACCGATTGCAGGTCGGCACGCTCTACGTGGATTTTGTCGCTGGCGTCGGGCTCAACAGCACGGCAACGCAGGACGCCACCCCCGAGATGATGGTGCGCTGGTCGGACAACGGCGGCGCCACGTGGTCGGGCGAGCGGCGCATCCCTCTCGGGCGGCAGGGCGACACGATCCGGCGCGGGATCATGCGTCGCCTTGGGATTGTCCCGCCTCAGGGGCGCACGTTCGAGTTCTCGGTTTCCGCCGCCGTCGTGAAGGGCTGGATGCAAGCCGCGCTCGACGCAGAAAAACTGGTGGCCTGATGGCGATCTCCAATCTCCCGCCGCTCCCGGCCGCCTCGACGCCCGTGATCAACGACGACGGGACCATGAACAAGGTGTGGCTGCAGTTCTTCGCGGCCCTATTGCTCGCACTGAAGAGGGCTCCATGAGCGCGTTCGGCGGTTTTTTCGACAAGCTGACTGGCAAGAGCCAGCAGAAGGACATCGACAACGCCTACAACCAGTCGAAGGGCTATCTGCAATCCGGCTACGACGAAGCGACGGGGGCGGCGAAGGGCTACTACGACAAGGCGCAGAGCTATTACGACCCGTATGCCGCAAGCGGGCGGCGCGCTCAGTCGGCCTATGACGACTCGATCGGCCTCAACGGCGCCGAGGGCGGCAAAAACGCCCTGACGATGTACCAGAACGCCCGCAATCCCTATCTCGATTGGGAGCAAAACCGCGCTCAAACGGAAATCGACCGGGCCGCGAACGCCCGGGGCGGCCTCAACACGGGATACAACGCGCTGGCCGTCGCCCGCGCGCGGCAGGGCATGGGGTATCAGGATTACAATAATTGGCAATCTCGCTTGCAAGGCCAGGCTGGGATGGGTGCTCAGATCGCTGGCCAACAGGCGCAAATGGCCAATCAGTTCGGGCAGTGGCAAGGCGATGCCCGACTTGGGCTCGGTCAGCAACAAGCCGGCAACGCGATCAACTACGGAAACGCGAGCGCTGCGAACAAGACCAACTCAGTAAACGCGATCATGAAGGGCGCGGGCGGGTTAGGGCAGTTCATTATGCAGGGGACTGTCCCTGGCGCGGGAGGCAGCTCGGCCTTCGGCAACATGGGCAACGCGCTTTCGAATTGGTGGAGTGGCGGCGGAACAGGCGAGACCGGCGGCTATCTGCCCGTCACTGGCGCCGGACAATGGTGAGGGCTGACGCATGCCGCCACTGATG